AAGGCAGCCCAAGGTCTTAATGATGAGCTTTATGTTTCAGGTAACAGTGAGGTAAAGCTAAGCCANGTGATGAATGCNAGCCAAAAACGTATTCAACACATTGCTCGTAAGTTTGCAGAAGGCGGATTTAAACGTCTATGTGACGGTGTATTTAAAACTATCCGAGATAATATGGATGAGATTAGTATACTGTCAGATCGTAGAGGAGAAATCCTTAATGTAGATTTAAAGAATTTACCAGAGTGTATTGAGCTGGAAGTAGATGTTAACTTGGGTGAGAACTCTAACTCCAACAAACGTGATAAACTAATGTTGGTGGCTTCTCAACTTGTGCCAATGCTTAAAGAAGCAGGTGCAGGTAGTATGATTAAGCCTGATGCAATTGCAACCATAGCTTATGACTTGCTTAACACACTTGATCTTAAACCAGAAAACTATCTTCGAGATCATACTACAGACGAGTTCCTTAAGGAGGCAGAACAGATTCAAAAGACTGCCAAAGAGAACGAAGATAAAATTAAAGGGATTAATAATCGTGTTGAAGAATCTAAAGCTAAACAAGCAGAGGCTAACTCTGTTTATACTAAAGTTCAAGCAGACAATGCACTCCAAGATAACATTAGGCAAACAGCTATTGCCCTTGATCGGCACAATCAAGAGTGGGCTAGGCTCAAGACTGCGGCAATTAAAGCAGAAGTTCCGCCTGAGCATTTACCAACTCCTGGAGACATGGACGAAATCATGATGAAAGCAGCCGAGATAGTTAAGTCTATTGAGGCAGCACCATCAGGTCAAGAAGAAGAATCATTGGATGCAATGGTTAAAAAATTAGGTATTGAACCTGCTCAAGCAGTTCAAATCCTACAACAAGTTATTGGAGGAGGTGGGCAGTAGCCCCCTCTTCTACCCACACCTCTACCCGAAAGGATGATGTGTTTACAAGGTAAATTATGGAAAAATACAGAGAATCAGGTGAAAAGCGGATGACCAAGAAGGTGCATCCAGATCGCCTAGCACAAATTGCACTACAAGAAGCAGAGTTTGCTGCACACACTCGCAACAGCTTCTTTGACTCAGCCTACGGAGATATCCTCGTAGATTTCTTTATTGAATGGCTGAAGACAGAACCTCATGAAAGTAAAAGTCGAGAGCATTTATACGCTTGTTCAATGGCGCTGGGAAGCGTTAAACAAAAGTTAATTAGCATCGAGACTAAAGGGCGCAATATTCCGATCATGGAATCCCTGGGTGAGGAAAACAATAATGATTAGAAGCAGCAAAGAATCAATTGATACAGTAGTGAATAACATCGAGAACTCGATTGACTACTATATTAACCAACATACAGCAGACATTAATGGGGCCAGTCGTATTAGAAACGACGCCAGCATTGTACGGGGCCTGGTCGAATACCGATCCGCCTTGCTTAGTCTGCTTGACGAGAATCCTCCTAGAAAGAAAAGAGGTAACCCAAACTTTGGGAAGAATAATCCTTACTTAACTAAGGAGGTAAATGAATAATGGCTGAAGATAATAATTCTACCCTGAAGGATGACGTATTGGATAACAGCAGTTCTGAAGATCAAATGCTTGCAGACATTCTTAGTAAATCGGAAATACTCCAGGAAGCTGGTGTAGTCCCTTTGCCAAAAGAATCTCAACCCGAGCTTGAACTTGAGGACTCAGAAGACACAGGAACAGAAGAAGACCTTGAAGAGCCTGTAGAATCTGCCGAATATGAAGATGATGTTGAATCAGATGATGAGGAAGAGGAAGATAGTAATAAGGAAGACGGAGATGCCGAGGCTACCGAAGTTGATACTTATGCACTAGATGACTTGGAAGACATTATGGTGACCCATAAAATTGATGGTGAAGAGGTAACTCTACCGCTATCAGAATGGATTGCTGGTTCCGCTACCAAACAACATCTCAGTAAACAAGGTCGTGAAATTGGGGAAGCTCGTAAATCTTTAGAGGAAGAGCGGACTCAGAAATTAGGCGAAATAGAAACTTTAGCAAGTATTGTAGCTAACGAAGTTTATACTGAAGAAATGAATCATCAGAAAAAGTATCATGATATGTCTCAAAAGCTTTTAAAAGCCCAAGCAGACGGAGATACTTATGAAATTGGTGAACTCCTGCAAGAACAGACCAAGGCTCAAACAGACTATTGGGCTGCTCGAAATAAGCGAGAATTACTTGCAACGCAGGTTAGTCAACAGAAACAACAGTTAGTACAAGAACAGTTTACAGAATCAGTTAAACATTTTAACGATACAATTACAAACATTATCCCGGATTGGGATGATACTATACAACAGTCTGTACGTGAATTTGCATTAGAAGAAGGACTTCCGGAATCCTTAGTTAATGTAGTATCAGACCCTAACTTAGTAAAGTTTGTAGATGACTTCCGTAGACTTAAGCAAGGAATTGAAAGCGGCGCTAAAAAGCGTGCAAAGGTTCCTGCTAAGAAAATGCCTGCTAAGAAGGCTCCTTCGCCAACTAAACGTAAACAAGATAGGGAATCAACTATTAAGGCTCGTGCATTNAAAAAAGATGCATCCCCAGAGGATCAAATCGAGTTCTTAAAAAAGTTTGCTCCCACACGATAAGCCAGTATTCGGCTAATATATAGGTAAAAATAAAATGGCAACAGGACGTTACGGCACCTCCGGTGTATCAACACAAGCGGCTAACGCAGTAGGCAACCGCTTTCCTTCAGGCGCATCCAGCGCAGCAGTCTCCGAAAAAGAGGATTTGGCAAACTTCATCTCGATGATTACTCGTGATGAAACACCTTTTATGTCTTCAATCGGCAAAACAAAAGCNACAGGTATCTACCACGAGTGGCAAACAGACGAGCTCAAAGCTCCTGGCAACTCTCGTGTTGCACAGGGTGCTGACTTCTCGGCAGTTACTCCTGATGGCCGCACCACTACTGGTGGTGATCACGGTGCAGGTGGTGGTGTAGTACTTGCAGATGCAGATCGTAATCGCTCTCGTCTCGGTAACTATACTCAAATTAACGCTAAAACAGTTGCAGTCTCCGGCACCAAACGTGCNGTAGACCAAGCAGGTGTTGCAGANGAGTANGCATATCAGTTGAAAAAGCGTGGCACAGAAATGCGCCGTGATGTNGAAGCTGACTTGATTCACTCACTGAACGTTTCTACTCCAGGTTCTGCCTCCGCTGCAGGTACTATGGCCGGTGTATATTCTTGGGCTTCCAACGTTGTTAACGTTGCTTCCACAGATGCAGGCAACACTGCTGCTCGTATTTCTAACGCAGGTGTTACTGCTGCAGAAGCAGGTATTGGTTCAAACAACTTTTCAACAGAGTCTACAAGTGCAAACGTAGGTGAACTTGAGCTGTCCCACATCGATACTATCATGCAGACCATTTACGAAGCTGGCGGTAAAGCCACTAAAGTAATGCTCTCACCAAAGAACCGCCGTACATTCTCTGCCAAAGCAAACGCTTCTGGCTCCAATGTTCGCCGTAACATCGATGAAACAGGTAAACTGCGTCAAGCAGTAGACATCTACATGTCTGACTTCGGTGACGTCATGGTTGAGCCTAACTACATCATGGGCCTTGCTGCAACAGCAACAGGTACAGGTGGTACTTCCGCTGACGCAGTATCTATCCAAGATGCGTTTGCTCTGGTATACGATCCAATGTGGTTCAAAATGGCTACTCTCCGTCCTATGCAGGAAGTTGACGTAGGTCAAAACGGTGACTCCACCGTAGGTATGTTCGTTGAAGAGACTACTCTTGAATGTTCTAACCCTAACGCTTGGGGTGTAATCGCTAACATCGGCGCTTAAACTTACTACAAGGGGGCACCTTCGGGTGTCCTCTTTTTACTAATAGGAGTAGTAAATGTTAATTAAAATTACAGCTAACGCTAATGCACTAACGCTTGGANCAGACGTAGTTGTNTCTGCCAACAATGAAACTTATTCAGACATTTCAGAAGTACACCCAGAAATAGACGGCACTAGCGGCAAGATTACAAAATTACACTTTAACCGCCAAGGTAATACCCACTATGACGTTTTAATAGGAACAACTGCAGGTAAGGTTGCAAGGGCACAAGTAGGTAACTTAACTCATGATGGTAAGTTCCACACAGTATTGGATTCAGTTTAAAATAACAGAGGAACAGCATGGCTAAATGGCAACATACATCAATAACCGGAGACCTTACAGGACAGTTGGTTACTGATACTAATGGTGAAAATATTTGGAAAGTTGAAGGAAACATTTCAGACACCATTGAAGACGTTAAAAGAGAAAGAGAAGCAGGCAGGAATAAAAAATCACACTACCAAAAAATGTGTTCTATTCCTAACGTAATTGTATTAGAGCTTAATACTAAACATAACTTGGATATACTAGACCCGGAGTTTATGCACGATCCTGCACAGAAAAGAAGATTGGTCTATCTGTTAAAGACAGAGTACCCAGACTTACTAGTAATGACATAGGGATTTATTATGGCTACATACGTAGAATTTGTGGGATCCGGTGATTTCACTGGCAATAACGCAGGAATGATCAGGGACTGGGCAAACAGAGATGTTTCAGTTCTTTCTAACTCAGTAGTAACTCGCTGTTTCGAGTATGGGGCGGATAAGGCTTACAGAACTCTACGTGTACCTCCACTAGAGATTACTAGACTATATGATGTAAATGGAACACAAGAAGAAATAGATGCAGCAGGAGCTATTGGAGTATCCCCTGACTTGGGGCCCAGTGCTTTTCTTGGCGGAGGTTCAGTACTATCTATACGAGCACCTGTAGACCTTATAGAAATTATATACATCAGAAACGCAGATACAACTACAAAAAACTCTGGTATCGTATACAACGAAAAAGTAGACGTAAGAACATTTAACGATGGCTTTGGTCGCACAAAAGACTTTAATTTCTATACACAAATTGGTAATGATATAAAACTTCATGGCAACTTTAAGCGTGGAGATGTTGTAGAATTACACTATTACCGCAGACTCCCTGCATTAAATGCTACTTACTCTGGTACCTATAATAACTGGAAATCAGGATTAGGTACACTTGATATTGGTGGAGTTGCAACAACTTATTCCGCTGCTGCAGACAAAACTGAAGCTTCCTTTGATACCAGACTTGCAGAAGATGCTGNTTACTGGGTAGGCAGTGAAGCAAGTCATTGGCTTAGAGATGAAAACGAAAGAATAATTTTATTNGGAGCATTACTTGAAGTATTTATATACTTAAACGATAATGAAGAAATCCAAAAGTACCAGCTACTATTTGAAAAAGAATTAGAAGAATTAAANAAAGAAGAAATGACCCGTAAAACAAAGGGTAGCAACTTAGCAATGTCATTTGCACACGATAATTTACTCTAGGAGGACAATATGGGATTTAGAGACCAGAATAATAAAGTCGCCCCCATTGACGATGGAGGTAACTTTGATACTGATACCAATGTAAGCTCTGTTACTTCTACAAGTGAATCTGCTGCAAATGCTTTAGCTGCCGCTAACTCCGCTGCCGCTGCTCTTGTAAGTGAAAATAACTCAGACACATCGGAAACTAATGCTGCTGCCTCTGCTGCCGCTGCTCTTGTAAGTGAAAACAATGCAGCAACCTCAGAGACTAATGCTGCTACCTCAGAAACTAATGCTGCAACTTCTGCTACTGCTGCGGCCACTTCTTCTTCTGATACCGAGACTGCAAAACTTGCGGCTCAAGCTGCACAGGCTGCTGCAGAAACAGCGGAAACAAATGCAGAAACAGCAGAAACTAACGCCGAGACTGCTGAAACTAATGCAGCTACTTCTGCAACTAACGCAAGTAACTCTGCTACTGCTGCGGCCAACTCTGCTACTGCTTCCAGTAATAGCGCAACTGCATCCGAGACTTCTCGTGTAGCAAGTGTTGCTGCTCAAACTGCAGCCGAAACAGCAGAAACTAACGCTGAAACAGCAGAAACAAATGCGGAGACAGCTCAGACCGCAGCTGAAACTGCTCAAACAGCATCTGAAACTGCGCAGACAGGAGCTGAAACAGCTGAAACCAATGCAGCTGCTTCTCAAGTTGCAGCCGCAACTTCAGCAACTAATGCAGGTGTTAGTGAAACTAATGCAGCTACTTCAGCTACCAATGCCGCAACCTCAGAAACTAACGCAGCCACCTCGGAA